ATTATATGTTTTATACAGAACAAGAGTACAAAATAAGAAGTGGGGAAACTTATGTTGATGTAATAGCTGTTGCTGAAATTGCTGGTAATTTAGGAAAAATATTAGCTGGTGAAATTAAAGAAATTGTTGTTAGATATGAGTATATGAAAGAAATAACTAATATTACAGATGTGACTGGTGGTAGAGAAGAAGAGGAAGATGAAGAGTACAGAAGTAGATTAGAACTTATTCCTGAATCATTTACTACAGGTGGTTCAGAAGGCTCTTATGAATATTGGGTTAAGAAATCATCTAACCTAGTTACGGATGTCTTTATAAACAGTCCTAAACCTAATTACATTGATATTTATGTTGTAAATGGTTTGGAACATATATCACAAGAAGAAAAAACAAAAATAAAAAATTATATAGTTGAGAATAAAAATATTAAAGTTTTAAATGACCAGATAGAAATTAAAGACCCAATATTTCACAATTATAATATTGATTTAGATTACTGGGTTTATGATAGTTCGCTAGTATCGAAATCAGAAATAGAAAAAGAGCTGACAAATTCATTAGAACAGTATACTAAATCTTTCAAAATGGGAGAAAGTATAAACTTGCAAGATATTATAGATATTTCTAAAAATGTTGAAGGGGTAAGAAGAGTTGAAATAAAATCACCTCAAACTTATAAAGGACAAAAATTTTATTTAGCAAAATGTGGAACTATAGTTATCTCATACAAAGGAGCAGAGTCAAGATGAAAGAGCAAAATTTTATATATGATGTTACTAATATAAGAGACCTTGCCCCTGACATTTTAAAAAGTGATAAACAGTATAAAGTGGTTTTAACTGTTATAGATGCAATTATCTCTAAACATATAATTGCTAATATAGAATATCTTGAATTTCTTGAAAGAATAGATACTATGACTGAAAAAGAAATTGATATGGTTGCAAAAGAATTAAGTGTTGATTTTTATGATTTCTCTATGTCTATAGAAGAAAAAAGAAAAGCTTGTAAATTATCTTTCCAAATCCATTCAATAAAGGGAACAAATAAGGCTATTCAAGATGTTTTAAATATCTTTTATGAAAAAGCTAATATATTGGAATTTCCAGAATTTAATGGGGATAATGGAACATTCAAAATAGAAATTATGGGAACAACTAAAAATAACCTAGATATTATGATAGATAGAGTGGAAAAAACAAAAAAGAAATCACAACATTTAACAGGAATTACTTTTAAAAATAACTCTGTATCTCCTTTATATATGGCAACACATATGAGATATGGAACAAAAGTAATACTATATCCACAACCAAGTTACTTCTATCTTAATAATCTAAATTTGGTAAATAAAAACGGAAAATATACTTTAGAAAAAAGAGGTGAAAGAAATGGCTGATTTTAATAGTCACATCATTACAAATGCTGGAAGAAACATTTTAGCAAGAGCATTAGCAGGAGAAGGTAAAGTTCTATTTACCAAGGCAGCATTTGGAGATCAAAAACATTCAGGAAATTTAAGAGAAGTAACTGAATTAAAAAATAAAAAACTTGATTTAAATGTAATGAATATAAGAAATGATAATGGTACTGCTGTTTTAACAGTACAAATATCAAATGAAAATGTAGAACAATCTTTTCAAACAGAAGAATTTGGGGTATATGCAAAAATTGAAGGAGATATAACAGAAATTCTTTATTCATATACAACAGCTGTATCTGCTGATACTTTTCCAAACAACAGATTAGGAAAAACATATGAATCTATTCAAGATATCTATATGGCTATTTCAAGTGATATAGAAGCTGAAATATATGTAAGAGATGGTGTTATTTATTTAACAAGAGATATTGCTAATCAAGTTTATACAGAAACAGGATTAATAGCTGTTGGTACTTTAAAAGGAAGAAATAACCTTGAAGCAGATAAACAATACCTAGCAGATAATGGACATTGGTATAAAAATATTGGTGGAAATAGAACTTGGGAAGCAACATCAGGAACTCCTGATGAACAATTAATTCCAATAACTTGGAAATACCTATATGAAAGTCTTAATAATAAAGAAAATCAATTAATACAAAATCTTAATGGAATTTTAGGACAAAATAATGGAGAATTTCCTGTTGAACAAGCAGTGGCAGGAAATATATATTATTTTCCAAGAAATCAAAAATATTACTATTGTTTAAAAAGCCAAACTAGTAGAGTGAGTGTTCCAAATGCAGACTTTGAGGAATTATCTATTTATCAAAATCGAAAGAAATTGGAAAATCTAAATACAAGTGATTATAAAATTCTTTTAGATAAATCATATATTTCAGGTAAAAATATATTTACAACTAACGAAATTATATGGGGAGTCTCTGAATTAGCAGAGTATAAAAAAGCTATTATAAACTACCCATTTATTGTAATTCAATTTTTTTCTTCACACACATCTATAATTAGCTCATTATTTAAAAGTGATAATAGTAGATTGTTCGTTCCAATACCAAATCCAGACGGTGAACATACTATTTTTCAAATAGTTGAAAGTGATAATGGTTTCCAAGTATTTAGAACTTATAACTTTAGTAATATTAAATGTACAGGACTACGGATAATGGGTGTAAAAATATTTTAATAATTTTATTGGACAAATTTTATCTATAAACAGCTAATTTAATCGACAGGATAAGTTATAGTAAAATAATAAGCCCCTTGGTCATCATCTGTCCCTGATTTTGTAATATCTCCGTTTGGCGATATATAAAATGTTGTGGATTTATTAGTATTTCTATAAGATGCAGAGAAAAAAATTGTGCTCTTTGGTCTAAATTTTTTTGGAATATTAAGAACAACTTGATAATTCTTATTGTAAAAAAGTTGTCCACTATCTACTATTAAAGTTACCAAATTTGCAATTCTTGTTACTCTCCCAAATGTTAATTTTGGGATATTAAAAACATACTCTTCAAATTTAGAGAAATTTTCCAGTTTAATACCCTATTGCAATATAATTTAGTCTAACTTGAGATGTTGAGTTTTTAGCCATAACTCTAAACTTATATCTTCTATCATTTTCTGTAATTCCATCGTCAATAACGAGCGTGTCATTATTAATTTCAGTAATTCCACTACCGCTCGCTATAGGAATTACAGATATACACTTATTTGGAAAAGATTTAGGAAAGTTTATAAATTGTCCTCTACTAATAGCATATCCACCTTGAATTATCAAATTTCCAATCTTGAATGAGTAACTGTCATTTGTAATTAAATTTTCCATTATTTTGAGAATGTATAATAAACCTATCAAAAATAGGAGGTTTAATTATGCAATTAATGGTGTTGGAAAATTTAAAAAAAGAAAATGTGAATGTGTATTTAGAGTATCTAAATAGTTGTAAGAGTAGCAACTGGGATACTTGGGAGACTACATACAAAACTTACTGTAATAATTTTAAGTTATTTTTAGTTTGGTTTCAGAAGGCTTATAAAAATAAGTTACTTCTAAGTAAAGAAACCTTGCTAGAAATGCCCAGTATAATAGAGTGCTATAGAAATTATTGCAGAAGCTTAGGGAATAGCAAAAGAACCTTAATGAATAAAACTACCGCTATATCTACATTTTATGCTTGGTGTGTTAGACGGAATAAGATTAAATACCATCCTTTCGATAGTAAACTAGATAAGCTTAGATTTACAGAAAAAGACAAGGTTAGGAGCAGTTATTTTCTTACAACAGAACAAATATTAACTGTAAGACTTTATATGCAAGTAGAATTTAAGAAATACGACTTGCAAGACAGGATATTATGGGAATTGTTTTTGGATAGTGCCTGTAGGATATCAGCAATTCAAAATTTAAAGATGGAACAGCTAGACTTAGAAAATGGCTATTTTAGAGATGTTAAAGAGAAAGAAGGCTATATAGTTAATGCTTTCTTTTTTCAAAAATGCAAAGAATTAATAAAAGAATGGATACTCTATAGAGAAGAAAATGGAATAGATATAGATTGGTTTTTTGTTACTAAGTATGGAAAAGAACATAAGCAAATGACACAAGGAGCAATTAGAAACAGGATTAGAAAGTTAGGGAAAATTATAGGTATTGAGGATCTATATCCTCATACATTAAGGAAAACAGCTATAAATTTAATCAATAATTTGGCTGGATTAGGTTTAGCAAGTAGCTATGCTAATCATTCTAGCAGTGGAGTTACAAGTAAGCATTACATTGCAAAAGCTAATCCAACAGAGATA